GCCTTGGACTTGTTCTTGTCGGAGTCTCCGCAAAATGGACATCTACAGTTCGCCAGCGTTTCTTTCTTCCACGCAAAGCGTTCAAGCGAACTAGAAATGTATCCGATGTACTTCTTGTCTACAAAACTCATTGGAAATGCTCAAAATGCTCAAAAAGGCTTGAGTTGACAGCGTTTTCGGGGACCTGTGAAACGAAAAAGTGCATGGTCAAATCTTCCATTTCTCGAACTTTTTACCCTCAAACTTACGACTGTACTGCTTGCCATCGTAGCCAGAACCATATCCACTCGGTTCATCGTCATCTTCACCGTCTGCACTCTGTCCAGTATCAACCAACGAGTCCTGCGCTGATTGCTCTACATCGTAGAACTTCATTTTACCACGATCCACACCCATCACGAACTTCTTGTTGGTGTTTTCGTCACCGTATCGGTTCTTGAGTTGCTTCACTAGCACTTGATTCAGCGAATCTAGTTGCTCGGTACGAATCACAGCAAACATGAAGTCGGCAGTTGCTGGCAAACCAAAGGATTCTGAAGTGTTTTCGAGCCCGACATCGCTGTTGTTGAATCCGCCGCGGTTTGTCTGTGTTGCCGAGAAGATGGGAACATCGTACTCGACCGCGAGTCCGCGCAACTCTTCTGCAATCGCCTTGATGTACACATAGGTGTTCACATTGGAGTTCATCTTGACGCGAGAACTGGCACAGATGTTCAGGTAGTCCACAAAGATGATGTCAGGCACAAACTTCTTCTTGATCTTGAGTTCATGCAGCAGATGACGAAAGTGTGCAACAGTTGCAGTTGCAGTCGGATACTCCTTGATAATCAAGTTTCCGCGCACCGATCCAACTGCTCTGGCTAGACGCTTATCATATGTTTCCTTTGGCAAGTCTTTCAATTCATCAAGCGTAGTATCCATTAGATTAGCGTCAATACGCTCTGCAATACGCTCTTCTGCCATTTCGCAAGTGATATACAGCACATTCTTGTTTGCAGTAAGACACGCAGCAGCATGATGACACATGAACATGGACTTACCTACACCTGTTCCTGCCATCACGATGTTCAGGGTTTTGCGTGGCACTCCACCTTTGGTGATCTTGTTGAAGAACTCCAAGTCAAACGGCATCTTCTCTTGAACACGGTGATAGAACTGATACCGCTTGTCGGCATCTGTCATGTAATCGTGACCAACTGCGGTATCAAAAGAAACCGCAAGAGCATCGGATAGCAACTGAGGTATGGCGTTCTTGGTGTAGTTCTTGTCTTTGCCGTCTAGAATCTGAATGGATGCAAGCACAGCATTATACACAGCCTTGTCCTTACAGAACTTCTCTGCTGTATCAATCAGCCATTTCAGATCGGTGTCTTCGTCCAAACCAAACACTTCATTGATAAGAGAGACACATTGCTTGTGTTCATCACCATTCAAGCGAGAGTCATCCAAGCAAATGACCAATGCCTCTTTGGTTGGTTGTGCATTGTAGGTGTCAACAAAGTTCTTGATGCAGCGATAGACAACTTGTTCTGGCTTGGTACTGAAGTACTCCTCTCGTATGAAAGGAAGTACAGCACGAACAAACTCCTCTTTGGTAGCCAATGCACCTAGTATGATCTTCTCAGTTTGCAAGATATCCTAACTCATTCTGCGACATGATTGGAATAGAATCTGCACCATGATTCAAGTTGTATTCCATGATGTCTGCAAGTATATCACCGATGTACTGCAAGAATCGCTGCGCGTCAGCGGTCTTGAGTGCGCCTGGGTTTTCAACGATATAGTACTCGAAACTTACACGAACGCAATCATCTTCTTCCAAAAGCCTTGTGCGTCCGTAGTGATAAACCACACCTGCCCATTCTCCATTTTCAAGACGAATAGGAGTGAAAGGGGCCATCCTGTTTAGCAGGATTGAGTAATGCTTTCCGTTTACTTCACGGAGAATCTCAGATTCACTCGTCTTCAGATGAGGATTAGTTACTGTTTCCGGCTTCTCCTGATTCGGAAAGAAGCCGAGGAGAGGTTTCTCCATCATCAGCATCTCTTTCCACAGAAGAACCGTACTTGAAATGTAACGCCACCATTTTTTCCAAATCATTCATTACCTCTTTCGTGAAGTACTTCTCAGGATTTTCATTGATCGTCTTCTCAAAGGCTTTGCTTCCATCAGGCAACTCAATGCGTGTGGACACCTTCTTGAAAATTCCAAACTCCAACGCCAAGTCTAGTAGCCCGTAGTACGGATTCAGTCCACTATCGTAGGTCACAAGCACATCGACCATAGAGTTCTCTTTGGTCAGACGAGACTTGTACAGTTTGCAATGAATGATGTTACCAATCACCGTATTTTCGGCATCCTTGACCTTTTTCTTGCTCAGATACACAATGGTAGATGCAGCGTACTTGAGTCCACTTCCTCCGCCCATTTCCTTTGTAGGAATGTACGCACCAACAACATCATAGGTGTGGTTGGTCATAATCAAAGGAATGCCTGCGGCGCCCAACTTCAAAGTCAAAGTTCTGAATGTTGCCTTCACAACCTGTGCGCGAGTCATGTCTCGCACATCTTTGCCTGATGCAGTATCTTCCACTTCTTTCTTGGTGGAAAGCATTCCAAGCGAATCAAGCACCATCATCATTGGCTTCTGCTTGTCTTTGGGTAGAGCGCGATAGTTGTCTACAATCTGAATGGCCTGATGACGGAACTCTTCCACAGTACCAACAGGAAACACAGCAACTCGCTTCACATCAATGCCGCGAGACTTGAACATCTCTGTGGTGACTGCTTGCTCCGAATCAAAGTACAAAGCAACACCATCAGGATTGTCTGCCAAGAACTTGGAAACGATACTCAGGGTAAAGAAAGTCTTACCTGTGGCTGATTCGCCAGCAAGAGCAATGATCTTGTTGTCTGCGATGCCTCCGTACAGACTGCCACTTAGCAAGGCGTTGAATGCGTATGATCCTGTATCAAGAAATCCGCTGATTTCTCCGCTCAGTCCATCATCAAGAGTATTTGCTAGTTCGTTACCTGAAATCTTCACCATACCACGCAAAAAGTCGCTCATGCTGTTTCTCCTGTCTGTTTGAGTTCTTGAATACTGAGTTTAAGTCGTACACCGTCTTCAACTGCCTGGTTGAAGCGATCAATGTTAGATGTCTTGGAGTTCAGAAGTTCCTTCACCAATGCTTGATTTGCTACCGATGCACTCTCCAATGTATGTAGAACAAAGTCATATGCGTTCTGTGTTAAATGAACGCAGCGGGTAGGATTGCTTTTCCAATCTGTTGCCCATTCAAAGTTTGAGTCTAGATTAGGCATCATAGTAAATCCTCCAACGAAACAGACATCGACTCCGTAACTTCCGTGAGCCTTCTGTCTGCAATCTTACAGTAGTCTGCATTCAAGTCAATACCAATAAACTTGCATCCTTCCAACAAAGCACCCTTGCCTGTGGAACCGCTACCCATGAATGGATCAAGAACGGTTCCTCCCTTGGCACACACTAGTCGTACAAGATATTGCATGAGCGCCGTTGGCTTTACGGTGGGGTGATGGTTGCCCTCTTCCCGATCCGCCTTGTTCGCCTTCGCGCAGTAGAAGAACCGGGCGGCGGAGCCAATTGACGAATCTTTGCCGCCAGTTTGATATTCGGTCGGGTTTCCGTTGTTGTTAAAGTGCCGAGCGCCCGCCGTGCGGTTCCATGTGCCGCCCTTTATGTTGTCAGGAAACAGCCCCACCACCTCGTCGCTGCCGTCGTGGATCAGGTTCGCGGGCCAGCGGCCCGATGAGTGAGGTGTGACCACCCTGCACCCGTCCACATTGATCGCACCCGTGCCGTGTCGCAGCACATTCTCCGCAACCGTGCCACACAGCGGCTTCCGCGCCACGGTGATCGGCTCCATCGCAGGCTTGAGCGCGGTGCCCCATCCGTCCCATTGTTTTGCCGCGTCGGTGGCGGGTGCGGTGATATCTACGACTCTGCTTGACGAAACGGCATTAGGGCGTTTTGCAAAATCATTGCCACCACTACGGGCGTGCTTCATCTGACCGAGTTTTTCCCCGACAGCCGCATACATATCTTCAGCCCACTCCGGGACATCGCCAAAATGTTGGCAGAGTTTGATGAACTTATCTTCAGGCAAGGTCTGTGGACACGGTGTATTTTCACCGAGATAATGGTCAATCTGGCGTGTCGTGACACCACACGCAGAAGCAAGTTGCTCTCGGTTGCCGAGCGATTTCAACCACGGACGGATTGCGTCATTGCTGGCTCGTCGCTTATCAATCGCCTTGCTTACATCCAACGACTTGGGAAAGCCGCTGCCGTACACCCACGCGATCATGTCGCGGATGTCGAACCCCGCATCTTCAATGTTGCACGCCATGCGGTGTTGCGTCCTCGTTCCCGCGAACGCGAGCAGATGCCCACCTGGCTTCAACACCCGCAGGCACTCGCGCCACACATCAACGCTCGGCACCTCGTAATCCCATTTATTGCCCATGAACTCCAGGCCATATGGAGGATCACACACAATAGCATCCACGCTGTTCTCGGGAAGTTTACGCATCTCATTCAGGCAGTTACCGTTGATAATAGTAAAGTCGTTCATCCGAATAAAGTCTCCAATGTTGCTCTGCGTTCGTGACTCCAACCCACCGTTTCCAAGATGGTTTTCAACGGTTCCAAGAACGCCTTGTCGAACTGCATATCATAGTCGATGAATCGTTCAAGGTCAAGTTCTTTGGGAAGATAATCGGGGAATGCAATCACATTCTCTCCAAGTGGGTTTGGCACACGCAGATGAATATACTTGATCTTGTCGTGGTTAGATATCTGCTTGTATTTACGGGTGAGTTTGCGCTGCTTCAGCGCCTGATTCCAGACCAACGATGCCCGTACTTGCAACGGAGTGGACTTCTTGTACACCGATGCTGAGTCTGCGTACTTGTCCATTCCCTTCACTCCGCGAGGAAAGGCGATTGATTGTGGAGGCATAGCATTGAACTCCGCACGGAACGATTCAATGTGCTGAATCACCATTTCCTGATCTGTGGTCAGAATCAGATTGATGGCTTTGGTCAGCGCATCGCGCACTACCTGTGGTGTAGAAGAACGGGTGGTTTCGATGCCCATGATCTTGAGAGCAGGCTCTGTGTATCGCACACCCTCGGAGTCATGCACATTCAGAATGTACCGCTTCTTGGCAGTCCAAATGCCTGCGTCAGCGATCACCTCGCGCTTCATCACCATCTTGTTGGCGTAAGCGTTCATGTACTTCGCCAACTCATCGTACTGCGCTTCAATGTACGGTTCGATCTTGTCTTCCACACACTTGTGCAAGAAGTTCACGATCTTGTTGGTGTCTGCTCCATTGGGAAACACGCGCTTCACAAGCGCACCCATACGGAGATAAATCGAGTCTGTGTCTGAGGCAACCACATAGTCTACCCCCGTGGTCTTCAGCAATTCATTCATGTACTTGTTCAGAGCATTCTCAATCCATCTGATACTGAGTTGTCCTGAAAGTGTGATTGCTTCTGCTTGCCTGATATCAAAGAATCGGAAGTACTCATTACCCAAAGCACCGTAAGCGGAGTTCAGCGCAATTTTCAATGCCATCTGTTTGGTGGAATGATACGCAATCTGATTGTCACACTCGCGCTTCTGCTTGGGATCGGTTAGCGTTTCCTTGTGCTTCTTGGCATAGATCATGGCAGTCTTTGCTGCCTTGCGATCCTCGTACATTCGATCCATGAGAGCAGGCAAGAATCCTTGCCGATCCTTGCGGAAGCATTGACCGTTCGCAGCCATTGCAAATCCAAGTCCAGGCAGATGCGATGTGTCCACCTTGCGGTGCAGCAAATCATCCACGGTGTTTCCTTTGCCCATCCCAACACGATCCACAATGGTATCGGGTGAGATGTTATACTGCATGATGAGATGTGGATACAGCGAGTTCAAGTCAAGCGATACCACCCAATCATGGCGACCAAGCAACGGTTCCTTCACATAGGCGCCAGCGTACTGGAAGTCTTTGCGTGAGTCCTTCTTCATGGGAATCACGGTATTGTGATCCATGAGATACGAATGAATCAGACAGTCCCATGTACGAACCTGTGAGAACACATCTTCGTAGTTGCACTTGGCAAGATATGCAATCGACAGTTGCAGTTCGATGAGTTTGAGTTTGTTGTCCAGGCGTCGAACAAGCGCAACATCCTTGATGTTGTACTCCACGAACCGCTTGAAGTTCTGCTTGTAGAAGTCAGCCATGTTACCGTACTCTTCATGGGACAACTTGCGCTCGCCAAGTTCCACAAACGCGATATGGTCGAGTTTGTAACTCTCTTGGTTCGTGAAGGTGTACTGCTTGTACAACTCAAAGTAGTCTAGTGACGAGATACCAACCAGTTCATAGCACACAGTCTCACGCTGCTTGATGACCACGCGCTTCTCTTTGATTTTGCGCCAGGGAGACAATCGAACCACCGCTCGGTTGCCCAACACACGCACAATACGATTGTGCAAGTACGGCAAGTCAAAGAAGCGAGTGTTCCATCCCGTGATTACATCAGGAGGATTCTGTTCCCAATGTTCCAAGAATGCTTCAAGCAAGTCTTGCTCTCGCTTGAATGTGTGCAGTTCCACGGGAGCATCTGCATCCAAGTCTCCCACGATATCACCCAACGCCCAACAATGGTAGCGATCTTTGCGCCAGAGCGTAATGACATTGATCTGTTCGTTGGGATCTTCAGGAGTTGGGAATGCTGAATCGCAAGTGGTTTCAATGTCAATCACGGCCACATCAATGTGATCCACAGACCATGCGATATCTTCCTTCCAATGCTGTCGAGTGTAGTCGTAGGCAAACTGGTACTGGTACTGCGTGTTGCCGTAAATCTCGAATCCCTGCACGCCTTGGTACTGATCCAAGAACTCTTTGCAATCACGCATGGTTCCAGGCATCACGGGTTCCACTCGCTTGCCGTCCACCGTGCGATGCTTGGTGCTTGGCTTGTTGGAAGGCACCCACAGAGTAGGCTGGTATTCTGTTGTCTCGCTAAAGTGCAATCCTGTTGCGGAGTCTACCCCGCGCAACAGGATGCGATTACCAAGCATCGAAATGTTGGTGTAGTACTTGCTCATGGTTCACAAGCATAGCACACAATCAGCACTATGCAAGTCACTTCATCTCTTTCTTCACCTTGTTCCAGTACTTATTTGTCGCTGCCTTCTTGTGTCCGCGTGGTCCGCCATTGTGAATGCGGGCAAGAGTTTCATCAGAAGCATTGGCAGGAGCATACCGATCCATGTACGCGATCACGATGCGGCGAGCATATGCAGGATCGTAGCAGTCCTCGTAGCGTCCACCGATTGAAGGATCGTGCTGTACAGCATCTTGCCAGTACACCCGATGAATTTGGAACATCCCGATTGCCTTACCACCATCTCCAACCGCTTTGGGGTTGTGATCCGACTCAACCTTGGCAATGGCGTCAAGGAGTCGATCAGAAGGCGGGGCACCAAGCGTGGTGCAAGTGATTGCGAACAAGGCAACGAACGACAGAAGGGCGTGACGAATCATGCGCTCATTCTAGCACCAGTATGCATGGAGTCAATGGAGATTTGCAGAGTATCGCAAAGATGGCAACTATTATTTGCCAAACCTCAAATCCATAAGCAACTGATAAAAAACCTTTCCGGCATTCGGATCACTACCCCATCTATCAAATCTGAGAACATTGAACCAATCTTTATGATGGGCATAAATCCAAGAGAGAATTGCCTCTTCATCGTACAAAGGCTTATCAGTACTTGGATTGTCTAGCAAAGAATTGGTTGTTTTGTTGAACAGAGAAGACACCTGTTTCCATGCATCGAATGAACCACCAAATAGTCCACCAATTACATGAGTTTCGTTGTCTGGCAGATTATACGGTTTCGTAAATGCCGAATAGTATTCCCTAGGAAGCGACGCA